TGCGACATTATGAGTTGGTGTAGGGACAACAAAATACAGACTGGTTCCGGGAGGGGTAGTGTGTGTGGAAGTTTGGTTGCGTATCTACTTCATATAACAGATGTTGACCCATTGAAGTATGGTTTGCTTTTTGAACGTTTTTTGAATGAAACGAGAGTTAGTGGTGAGCGTGCAAAAAGTGCTGACAGTATGCCCGATATAGACGTTGATTTTCCCGCTGAATACAGAGATTGTGTGAAGGAATATATAAGATGTAAATATGGGTATGATTATACTTGTGCGATTGGTACCTATACGAGGATGAAGTTGAAAACTTGTATAAAGGATTTTGGAAAAATAAGAGGATTGACGTTTGATTACACGAATAAGTTAACAAAAGATATTGATGATCAGGTAGAATGTACTTGGGGCGACTTATTCAAGTATGCTTCAAAATCAAAACAACTTTTTAAATTTGTTCAACAATATCCTGACATTGTTCATTATACGAAGTGGGCACTATTGCAACCGAAGGCAGAGAGCGTTCACCCATCAGCGGTTATCATTGTTCCTAAAAAGACTGTTGATGGCAGTAATAGACCCATTGATATTTGGGAGTGGCTTCCGGTTAAGTCTGTTGATGGCGTACTTGTTTCTGAATGGGAAGGAAAATATATTGACAAGAGTGGTTTTTTAAAAGAGGATATATTAGGATTGTCTCAATTAGATAAGTTTACTGAAATTGTATCTTTAATAAAGAGCAACAAAAAAAAGTCGGTTAATCTTAATGATATTCCTCTTGATGATGAGGAGGTTTTTAAGTTTTTTAAAAGAGGATGGAATGAAGATGTTTTTCAGTTTGGCACGAGTGGTTTAATGAATTATTGTCGTCAGGTTAAACCGAATACCCTTGAGCAACTTATAGCAATGACGGCATTGTTTCGTCCTGGGCCAATGGAACTTAACGCACATCAAGACTTTGCTGACATAAAGAATGGCAAGAAAAAACCTAAATATGATATTGGTATGGAGGAGATAACACGAACAACCTTTGGTCTATACGTTTTCCAGGAACAAATTATGCAAGCGGTAATAGTAGGAGGTCTGACAAAAGTTGAAAGTGATATATTGCGAACTACTATAAAAAAGAAGGATATGACCACATTGTCTTCATTTGGAGACAAATTTAAGAGTGGCTATAAAAAACTTTTGATTGAAAATGGGGTTGAAAAATGTGATGAATATGCGGATAAAGTGTGGAAAAAACTTTTAGCATTCAGCGGTTACGGTTTTAACAAGTCCCACGCAGCCGCTTACAGTATTATGTCATATTGGAGTCAGTGGTTCAAGGTTCATTATCCTATTGAATTTTGGACAACGAGTTTGCAATTTGCAAAAGAAAGTGAAATTCCTTACAGATTAGCGGAATTGAAGAAAACTGGAGTTGAAATAGAAGTACGTCCTCCTGATGTTAATTTTTCAAGTAGAGATTTCACTTGTGATGATAGTAGTAACAGAATTTTTTTTAGTTTGACGAAAATAAAGGGTGTTGGTGATGTTGCTGTTGATTGTATTATGAAAACAAGAGAGAGTGGAGGAAGGTTTTTTTCATTAGAAGAATTTATTTCACGTGTACCGTCAAAAGTCAATAAAACCGTTATAAAGTGTTTAATCGTATCAGGTGCATTTGACCTTATTGAAAACATTCAAAATCAGCGTGATCGTAAAAAACTTTTGAAACAATATTTAGTTGACATAAAGGGGGATGAATTGCCAGCAGAGTATAATTCAACCGATTCAAATACGAATGCTTTTTGGATTTTAGAGCAGAAACGTTTAACTGGTTTTGGTGAGATAGATTACGAAAGTATGATTAGGAGTGCTATCCCTAATAAACGTGTTGCATCCTTATATATTAGTGATAGTGAATTTTCCGTATGTAGGGATAATACAGAGGTGACCATTGCAGGTAAGTTGATATATTACCAAACTAAGGAAATAAAGTCAGGAGTTATGTGTACATTGAATATTGATTGTAATAACACAATTATTCCGGTGTTGCTTTGGCCGGATGCTTTTGAAAAGATTACAGAAAATATTGAAGATGTTAAAGGACGTGTAGTGGCTATTAATGGTATGGTGTCAAGAGATAAGTTCCGCAATGAAAAACGCCTTTATTCAACGTCAAGTACCAAATTGTATATTGTCGGATAGGGGGTCAAAGTTAATAAAAGAAAAAAAAGAGTTAATATGAAAAGTAAAATCAGAGACATCTTTCCACTTGTAGCACGGATGGATAATATTCAACAATGGGAGGAATTAGATATTAATAACCGAGAGAGTATTTCACAGCACAGTTATAAAGTGGCTGCATTCACAGCAATATTATTGGAAGAGGTTTTCAATGGTATTCATTCAAGTAATGTTAGTGATTTCATTAACAGGACACTTTGTCACGCTATTTTTCACGATGTAGATGAATCTTTGTTTTTGCGTGACGTGTCGCAGGAAGTTAAGTATAATGAGTATAATGGCGTAGCGATACGGTCTGCTATCAGAAGTTATTGTGAGGAGGTTTTTTTGAAAAATTTTGACATTTATGATAAAGTAGTAACCGATGTGGAAACGATGTTATATCGTTCAATTTTCAGTAACGATTTTTCATTGAGTCACAAGTTTGTGAAGTTTTGCGATTGGTTAGCGATGTGTCATTATGTAGTGCGTGAATTAAGATTAGGTAATGCGAATTTTTATTCCAAAGTGGAGAATTGCAAAAATGGAATACTAACATCAGGCGGTATTTTAATTGACAGTTTTAAGAAATCAGAATTTTCTAAAAAAGTTGATATTAGACCTATACAAGATAGTAGTGATTTTGTAATTTACGAATTAAATAAAAGTTATGAAAAAAAAGAAAATTTTTAGTCAACAGAGTGTTAACTCAAATGTAACAATGACTTCAGAAAGTGTGGATGATATTTTTGCGAAAATAAAATCAACACTTTTGAAAAAGAATGAAGATTATGGTTCCGCTTCATTTGATTTAGGTATGGTTGGTAATGTGGTTCATATTCACGACAAGGAAAGCCGTTTAAGAACATTAGTGGAAAAATATATTTCAGAAAGCGGTGTTCCTAATTTTGAATCAATTGAAGATACCTTATGTGATATGATAGGTTATTGTGTCATTGGTTTACACATTTTAAAAAATGAGATAAAATGAAAAAAGTTATTGCTAACATTGGTGAAAATCAATACAAATTAGTTTTTGATGAATTTGATGAAAATATTGAAGTTGATTCCTTATTAAGGATTGATTATTCAAATTTAATTGGCGAAATAGTTACGTTTCCCGTCATTGTGAATAAATTTGGAAATATGCTTGCTGAGGCAGAAAGTAGGGTATCGGAATTAAAATTAAATCTTGATATTTTGGAGTCAAAATTAAAAGAAAAATTAAAAATAGAACTTGCTGAAGCAAATGGCGGTAAAAACCCAACAATAGACGCATTAAATTCAGCGTTAATATTACAACAATCTTATCAGACATTGAGGAAAAATTTGATAAATTCTCAAAAAACAAGAGATTATATCAATAGCGTATTTTGGTCAGCAAAAGATAAATCAGAAAAGTTAAACAAATTATCTTTGACGATACAGCAGGGAGATGTAGATGAAACCTTGATTGAAGGAAAAGTTAATAACATAACAATCAAAAAAACAAAAAAATTAATCAATTAAAAAACAAAAAAATTATGAGTAACATTAGAGAACAGTTAAAGGCAACATCAATAAAGAAGTTGCAAAAAAGAGTTGACGCTGATAATAGTATTATTGGTGCTTCTGGTGGCGAATATCTTAATCTTGAAGATGGGAAAACTTTGAAAATAAGAATTTTTCCCTCCCATCCTGGTAAAGATGATTTTTACGTACCTAAAAAATGCTATTGGATTACAATCACAGGTAATGATGGTGAAAAAAGACGTTCAACTGTATTGGATTCAGTTGTGCACGGTGGGACAAAGATGGATTTGGTACAAGAATACGTTAAATTTGCGAGTAAGAGGTATCAGAATGATTCTGAGCGTTTAACTGCACTGACGAGCGACAAAGAAGCGTTGACCCCATCTTATAGTTGGTTGTGTTATGCTGATAAGGTTAATGGTGATGATGAGTTGCGTGCTAAAATATGGGAATTTAAGAAAATGGTGCGTGATGGGCTAAACAAACTTGCTTTTTCTGAAGATAGCGATGAGCCAATTGAAGTTGATCCGTTTACAGATGTAGATGAAGGTATTCCCGTTTTGGTCAAGTATATGAAAAACCCCAATCGTAAGAAGGGAGAAAACTATTATGAAGTATCGTTTGGAAAAAAGGCAACTCCACGCCCCCTTACAGATGAGGAAATTGAATATTTTATGTCATTGAAGCCTATTGACGAAGTAGTCAAGGGATACACAATCAAGGATTTTGAAAAAGCATTAGAGGGGTTGCAGAATTTTGATGAGGAATATGAAATGAATTTGTTTGACGATGACGAATGGCTTGAAATTGTTGAAAAAGTTAAGTCGCAGTATGATTCAGAAAAGGATGATGACGAAGATGATAAAAAGGTTAAAAAGGTTGTGAAAGTATCTTCAAAGAAACAGAAAACCGAAGACGAAGATGATGAGGAAACTGAAACCGAAGACGAAGATGATGAAGAAACCGAAACCGAAGATGGCGATGAGTTTGATTCAATGGATAGAACTGAATTAAAAAAGTATATCAAATCAAATGAATTAGATATTACCGTCAAGAAGTCTATGAGTGATGACGATATACGTGAAGCCATACGTGAATCATTAAAGGTTGAAGACGATGAAGAAACCGAAACCGAAGATGAAGATGGCGATGATGAAGAGGAATCAGAAGGGAAGATAACTCTTGATGCAATTAGACGTAAGTTGGCTTCAAAAAAATAATTATCTTATAATCAAAAAGGGGGTGGGCTTTTAGCACATTCCCTTATTTTTTTTTAATGATATGAGTAGTAGTATAATTGATAAAATAGTTGAAAAATTCAATTCTGAGGATGTTATTAAATTTTCAGAAAAAGATGGGTTTAACGAAATAAAGAGTTGGGCTCATACTGGTAGTCCTTTGTTAGATTATAATTTGCATACTTTTGGTTTGCCTACTGGCATAATAGAAATTGCAGGTCAAAGCCGTAGCGGAAAAACAACTCTTGGTTTAATGGCGATGAAAAATTTTTTGTTAGAAAATAAGGAGGATGGAATTGCCGTTATTTTGAGTTCCGAGAATAGAGACAATAAAGATTATGCGTTAATGCTTGGTATTCCCGTTAATAGAGTCATCATCATAAAAATAAAGTATGTTGAGGCAATGTTTTTGCAAGTTAAAAAACTCATAATGGACACAGATTCAATAATGAGTGAAATGAACTTAAAACCTAAATTCTTTTTCCTTTGGGACAGTTTAGGTGCAACGCTTTCAAAGTCAGAATTAGATACGATGAACGAGAATACAGACAGGATGGAAAAGATGTTGCAAAAAGGAGGGGAGATAGATAATTTTGAATTGAAGAATGAAAAGATGATGGCTTTTGCAAAAGAGGCGAAAAAGTTTGTCAAGTCAATAATGAGTGAAATGTATTCACACGTCATACATTTTGTCATTCTGAATCATCAATATGAACAAACTAATATGGGTATTACAACAAGGAAAAGCACTGGAGGTGAGTGGGTGTCATTAATGCCAACTTTAAGACTTTCAATGAAATTAAAGGCACACGAAAAAATTGATGACGTTGAAGTCTCTCAAATTTCAGAGGTTAAAGTTGTTAAAAATGATTTTGGTAGCAGGATGAAAACAGAGGTTAGAATATTGTTGGGGTACGGTATAATATTATCACAAGCCGAGATTGATTATGGTATTGAAAACGGTATATTGAAAAAAGAGGGTGCTAAAAAAATATCTTTTTTGAATGGAAAGTTGTTTTGGAGTTCAACGAGAGAGTTTTTTCAACACTATTACAATCACAATAAACTCTTGAACGTTTTGCACTATAAAATTAAAAAGTCTATGCAAGACGATTTAATTGATTTGCGTGATAAGTTGATAAGAGATAATAACAGCAATGAAGATGAAGAGTAGTAAAAAACCCATTTTCCTTTTAGTAAACGACCTACATTTGAAAAAAGATAATTGTGAATTAGTTTACAATATTTTCCAACAAGTCGTGTCAGTATGTAATAATATGGGTATTGATAGAGTTGTCATAGGTGGGGATATGTTCACTAATAGGTCAGGACAGCCATTGAGTGTGCTTTTAGCGTGCAAAAGGTGTTTTGAAATGTTATGTGATAATAATATAATTACTTACGTTATTCCAGGAAATCACGATAAGACAGATGTTTCAGATGATAGGAGTTATTTAGATGTTTTTCAACGTGATGGGATTAATGTTATTAATCGTCCTAAATATTTGAATTTTGGCGGTGTTGGTGTTTTTTTAATGCCTTATTATACTGAATCTATTTGGATTGAAAAATTTAATAGTTTTTTGAAAAATAAAACAATTAAAGACAAGAGTATTTTAGTTACTCATATAGCCATTAATGGTGTGAAAAATAATGACGGAACTTTGGTTTCCGATGGGATTAGTGAAGATTGGTTAGATATGTTTGATCAGATTTTTGTGGGTCATTATCATAATCGTTCTGACGTTGGTAAAAAGATACATTACACTGGTTCAGCGTATCAGAATAATTTTGGTGAAGATATTGAAAAGGGATTTACCGTAGTTTATGATGATTTATCTTGGATGAATATTGATTCTGTTTTTCCGAAATACATTGTTGAACGAGTTGAGGCATCCGATAATGTTAATTTGCATAATGTTTTAGAGAGATACGACAATTCAGATGATAATGTTCGTATAATCATTAATGGTAGTAAGGTTGAATGTGATAAAATAAACGTTTCTGAAATAAGAGATAAATACGGAGTTGATGTTAAAGTACAGACGAATGAGGAAATAGAAGCAATTGAAATAAGTAATAACGAAGTTATAAGGTTTGATAAAATGTCAATAAAAAAGGATTTCATACGCTTTTGTGCTGAAAATAAAATTAGAGGTAAAGAATTCAATTTTGGTTTAAATCTTATAAAAAGTATGTAATTATGTGGTATCCTTGTGAAATTGAAATAAATAATCTTTTTTCCAATCGTTATTCAAAATATTCTTTTCAAAAAGGTGTTTGCACGATAATTGTTGGCAAGAATAAGACAGACAAGAATTTGAAAAACAATGGTGCTGGTAAAAGTACTATTTTTGAAGCAATTGGAATTGCTTTGACTGGAGATAGTTTAAGACCAATAAAAAAGGATTTCATTAATAACTCTCCTGATGTTAAGAGTTGTAAGATTATTCTGTTAATGAAAAATGACGTGAATAAAAAAGAGATGAAAATTGAACGTGAATTTTTTAAGGGTGGAAAATCTTCAACCGTTAAGGTATTTTGTGATGGTGTTTTGAACGGTCAACTTTTTTCCGTTGCTGAAGCGAATAAGTATATTTTGGAAACATTAGGATTGACACGTGATGATATTATTAGATATTACATAATCAGTCAAGACAATCGTTATAACTTTTTCACTGCAAGTGATTCCGATAAAAAGGAAATACTTAACCGAATTACTAATGCTAATATGATTAATAGCATTATTGAAAAGTTGGCCTTGGATATAAAGGCAAAACAGAGCGAATTAGACGATGAAAAGAATAATGAAAGTAAGTTATTAGGAAAGTTGGAGATAATAGACGAGCAGGAAAAAAAAGTCCTTGAAGGAGAACAGGAGTGTGAAGATATAGACAGATTAGAGAGGAAGAGGAAAAATTTAGTGGAGGTGTTTGACTATCACGAAAAATTAAAAAAACATTCTTATGAAAAATTATCTGAATTTCAGAATATGTTGAAGAGTGTAAAAAGGATAGAAGTATCTGAATTGATAAATGAACGTAAGATTTTGAACAAAAAGTATAATTCTGCGGATGGAGAATTACTTGAATTGAATAAGATATTGAAAAAAATTATTCTGATAATTGATGGTGTTATTGAATGCCCTAAATGTAAGACAAAATTTGTTTTGGAAAATGAAATAGATGTTACCTATGATGAAGCGGTTGAATTAAAGAATGATTTAGACAAGAAAATAAAAAAGAAGCAGGATGAAATAAAAAAATACGAAAAACAGATTTATGATGTAAATAACCGAATAAAGGAGGCTAATGAAAAAAACAATAAAATTGATGATTTGGAAAGTAAGGTAAAAATTGAAAGGCGAAAAATAGAGGAGTGTGATATTGAAATAGAGAGGTGCAAAAATAAGATAAAAGGATGTGATATTGAAATTAATGAAATTAAGAATGGAGATGTAAAGCGTAAGCGGTTGAAAGAATTGAATGAAGATAGAGTTAAAATTCAAAAACAACTTAATGAAATTGTTTCTGTTTTCAAGAAAACTACCGATGAATTAGATATGTTGAAATTTTGGCAATATAATATGGGGAGAAGTGGTTTTCAAACATATTTAGCCAATAAATCAATAAAAATGTTAGAAGGGACTATCAATAGTTTTCTGAAAAAAATGAATATAGATTACAGATTACAGATTGACCCATATAAGGTGTTGAAATCAGGTGATGTCAGGGATAAAATAGAGTGCTTCGTCAGTAGTAACGGCTCAGATTGGAAAAATTTTATGACTTATTCCGGAGGTGAGCGTCAACGTATAATTTTAGCAGGTATTTTTTCAATACAAAAATTGATAAATGATTCATTAGGGGAAAACGGTTGCGATATGCTTCTGCTTGATGAAAGTTTAGGTAACATTGAAACAGATGGTACAATGGATATAGTTAATATCATTGGAAAAATAGGAACTACTACAATGCTAATCACACAGAATATTGAAGAACCGCAGTCAATTTTTAAAAATTATTTGTTAGTTGAAAAAGTTGACGGAGTGTCACGTTTTGTTCAAAGTTAAATATTTTTATAAGATATGGAAATAAGTATGGAAATAAGTAGTTTTTTTAACGATAAAAAGATAATAGCGATTGACCCAGGAAAGGAAGGCGGTATAGTTGTTTTTGATGAGGATAAGAGGTGTTTGTTAGCGGTAGAGCATATGCCTGAAACTCCAAAGGATTTGTTGATATTTATTTCAAAATATCAGAAAAATTCTATTTGCTTTTTAGAAAAGGTTGGCGGACTTCCGGGAATGGGTGGAAGTGCGATGTTTAATTTTGGAAAGGGGTTTGGTCATATTGAAATGGCTTTATTAGCAAGGCATATACCAACAATAGAAGTCACACCGCAAAAGTGGCAAAAATATCTTCAATTAGGTTCAAAGGGGAATAAAAGTACTAATGAGTGGAAAACAAAATTGAAAGAAGTTGCACAAAGGTTGTTTCCGAATGTTGAAAGTACTTTTAATTTGAAAACTAAAAAAGATTGGTTAAGAGTTGCGGATGCTTTGTTGATTCTACATTACGCACTAAATTCAAAAAATAATGAATAGTTTAATAAAACAAGATAAAAATGAAATATAAGTGTGTAAATAAAGAGTGTAATTTTTACGATGTTGAGTTTGAATTTTTTTCAGCGGTTTATCATTTGCGTGATGGTAAATTAGTAAGTGATTCAATTCAGTGTCCTTACTGCGGTACAGATAGAGTTGAAATCAATGAAGGTGAAAAAATACCTATTTGTGAAAAAAATATATCAATAAACGAATTTTCCTCATTATCGAAGGAAGATAGGATAGCATCATTGAAAAGTAGGTCACATCAACATTTTAAAAAAAATATTGAATCACAAAAAAGGGAAAAAATAAATAATGCGGTAAAAAATTTCAAAAGTGTTTAGCGAAGATTTTTTTAAGGTCAAATTTTTTTACAGCATAAAAACTGTAAATAAAATATTAGTTATAATCAAACATACGACTAATGAGCGCAGGAAGATGTGTTTTCTTGAACTTTTGTTCAAAATGATGGGGAATATTGTTGAAAAAAATATTTACAATTACCGTAATTTGATGTTGAATTCACCCATTAGTTATGTTCCTGAATTTGACGAAATAATTAGTGATTGTTATATTACATTTATATCTTGTGTTGAAAAATTTAATGTAAATAAGGTGAATAATTTTTACTTTTATTTCAATAAGGCATTATCAAGAAAGTTTTTTCGTGATTTTACGAAAGAGTTGAAACACAATGATAGTAATGTAATGATTAATT